AGACTTTGGGGAGAGTCTAATGCCTATCCGAGACTTTGTCTGCACCGTTTGCATGGCCGAACAGGAGCGGATCTACGAGGTCCGGGACGGCGAGAAGCTGATCCCGAACTGCAACAACTGCCGATCTAAATCCACCCTGGAGATGACCGCCAACCTCCGGACCACCCGGCTCGCCAAGACCGCCGTCTTCCCCTTCACCTCCACCCACATCGACCAGAAGGGCACTCCCATCGTGGTGGAGTCCATGGGGGATGTCCGCCGACTCGAGCGGAAATACGGCGTCTGCATGACCGGCTTCTCCAACAACGACAGCAACCTGGACACTCCGAAGGATCTGCCCATGGGCAGGCCCGGTGGCCGGGAATATCAGGGGGACAGTGTCCCCTGGATGAGGCGATAACATGGCGAAGAAGCCAGACAGAGACAGCGTGTCGGCCGGCATCGACCGGGCGCTGAGCGGGCTCGCAGGACAAGACACACCCATCAAGCGGGCCCAGAGGTCCGCATCCGAGCCCCTGTCGCAGACGCGGCAGCCGGGAGAGTCCCGGAAGCGCCGGCCGAGTGCGGCCCGGCAAATGGAACGCAACCGGCGCCAACGCGCCCCAGGAGCAAGATAATGCCCGACGAGAAGAAGAAGCCCGTAGAGGGCCTAGGAGCCAAGCTGGGCAAGGCGTGGCGCACGCTGACCAAGGTGGGCGCAGACGCCAAGAAGGCCAACGAGAAGCGAGCGTCCGACAAGGAGAAGCGAGCCGCCAGCGCCAAGAGAGCCAACAGGGCCCTCCGCCCCAAGCTCGTGAAGATCTACGGCCCGCCAAAGCGCAAGAAGCCTGAGCGCAAGCGGAGCGCCCCCGGGAGCAGCCGATAATGGACAACAGCTACGAGATCCCCCTGCCGCACGAGAAGTACGAGGAGAAGATGATCAACTGGGTGGCCTCCGCCATCCAGGAGGGGGACCGTCTGCTGAAGGGTGAGCCGATGTACCCGGAGATCGAGCGAGCCATCTCCTACATCATGGGCGACCAGATCGACCAGCACCGGCCGTCCAGTCTCGCCAACATGTATGACAACCGCATCAAGCATATCCTGATGCAGCAGGTGTCGGCCCTCACCGACATCAAGCCGATCTTCGGCTTCAAGACGATGAACGACCGGTTCATCCCCCAGGCTGAGGTCCTGAACCGCCTGGCCAGTGCCTGGTGGACCAACTCCCAGGCCGACATGAAGCTGGGCGACGTGATCAAGTACGCGGCAGGGCCGGGCACAGGATACTGTGAGGTGCACTGGGACGCTAGTGCGTCTGGTGGGCAGGGAGACATCTCGCTCATCCCCCGAGACCCCCGTGACGTAATCCCCATCCGGCCGACCCTCGACGGCGGCATCCAGGATTGGGAGGGCGTGATCATCCGGACTGCCAAGACCGTCAACGAGCTCAAGGCTCGCTTCCCGACTCGAGCCCACCGTATCCGGGCCTCCCGGGGCGGCGGCATCCCCGACCGGACCTGGGGCAACGCTGGCGGCGGTAAGAACCTGCAGTCTGCCGCCGGCGACCACCTGATGTCGGCCCCGCACAACGTGCCGGCAGCCGTGCCGACCACGAACCTATATTACTGCTACATGAAGGACCGACGCGTCCACACGGGTGGCAGTCCCATGCAGGTCGGCGAGCCGGACACCAGCTGGGGCTACACCGTCCAGCCTGCCGGGTCAAAGAAGGCCGACGGCACCCGCTATGACGAGGACGAATATAAGCTCTACCCACGAGGGCGACTCATTATCGCCACCGACGACGCCATCCTCTACGATGGCCCGAACCCCTTCTGGCACGGGATGTTCCCGATTGCCCGTCTCCGTATGGACCCTTGGCCTTGGAATCTTCTGGGGGTGGGAATCACCCGTGACCTCATGCCCCTGCAGGACACCCTGAACGAGACCACGAACGGGATCCTGGACATGATTCGGAAGGCCCTCCGCCCCGGTCTCAAGGGCGATGCAAGAGCCATGAGCGAAGGCCAGTGGAACCGGATCGACACCCGGCTGCCGGGCACGCGCATTCGGCACAACCCCATCCTGGGGAGCATCGACTACGAGCCCGCGCCCCAGCTGCCGCCATATGTCTTCGAGATGGCCAAGTGGTGCGTCCAGGAGATGGACTACCACGGCGGTGTAGCCAACCTCCAGGCCATGAGCCAGCTCAAGCAGGCCCCTGGCGCCGACTCGGTCGAAGCCATGATGGAGGCCCTCCAGCCCACCCTGCGGATGAAGGGACGGCTCATCGAGGTCTTCCTCCGTGACGTAGGCGAGATGGTGAAGAGCAACTTCTTCCAGTTCTACACGATGCAGCGCCGAATGGCGATTCTGGGCGACCAGGGCATCGACATGGAGGACTTCAACTTCGACCCGGGCAGCCTCGTCCCAGCCTACAGCAAGAAGGCTGACGGCGCTCAATACATGGCCCAGTACGACATGAACATCCCTCGCAACAAGAGGGCCAAGACGCATCAGAAGCAGTTCTCGATGCAGATGACGCCCAACTCGTTGCTGGAGATCAGTCAGATCAGCCGGAAGATGATGTATCTGCGGCTGTTCCGAGAAGGGCTGGTAGATCCGTGGACCCTGTGGGAGGTCCTCGAGATTCCGAATGCCGGCGCCCCGCCGTCCGGGTCCAAGGAGATCCCGGCGCGTATCCAGGAAGCCGCGGCCATGGGGATCGGGCAGCCACCGGGCGCCACCCCAGGACCCGCGCCCACTGGGCAGGTCCCGCCACACCTGGAGCAGAAGCCAGACGCCGATGGAATCCCCCGTCCCGTCATTTCTGAGTCCAAATAGGAGCACAATATGGGAAAAGAGCCCGTCATTCTCGGCCAGCTGGGCATGATCATCGCCCTCATCAGCGCCTTCTCGCCCCCAGTCCGTGACGCCATCACTTCGGTTGGTGGAGCAGAGGGCTTTGGCGCTGCCATTACTGCCGTTGTAGGTTTCGTGACCTACCTCGTTCGGAACCGCGTCTCCCCTGTCAAGTAATCCAGTTGACAGTTGCAGTGTTTCCGGGCGAAACTCAAGACATGGCGACTCCTCCCGCCTAGCGCACGACCGGGGGCCTTCGGCTTGACCGTCGCGGGCCCCCAACCTTACTGGAGGAAAGGAGAGACAGATATGGATCTGATTCAGACCCCGTTCACCGACCGAGTCTGCACAAAGGTGGGTAAGTAACCCATGCCCGGACTCGATGCTCCGCCGCCCATGGCACCGCCCGGAGGTGGCGCGGGCTCGCCCTCTTACGACAGCATGCTCCCTCCCGCCGAGGAAGAGCAGGAGATCGGTGCATCCGCAGGGATGAACCAGACCGGTCAGGCTGCGATGCGAATTGCCATGGAGCTCGACATGTCCATGAAGGTTCTTGCCCAGATGGTCCCCGCGCTGGCGCCATGGGCAGAGCAAGCTACGAGCCAGCTTCGTGCACAACTGAGCAGTGCCATCAATTCCGGTGGTATGCCCACAGGCGCTGAGCCCCCTGAGAACTCGCAGTTCCCGGGAGGCGAGGGGCTACTCTAACGAGAAGGCGCCCTAGCTGCTGGCCCTCCAAGGAGGCAGCTAACCACGGTGCTGGACCTCACAGGAGAAGTACTACATGCCGTTCGATTCACAAGCGTTTCTGGCCGATGTCCTCAGCAAAGTCGACGCCGACAAGCGAGGAGCTATCGAGGAAGCATTCGGGCACGCAGCAGTAACCACAGCACTCGACGCTGGGTATCTGCGACAGGACGACTACTCCCGTCGGCAGGACGAGCTGAAGACCGCTCGTGACGACGCCGCCGCGACCCTGAACCAAGACAGGGGAGCACTCGCTGCAGAACGTGCCCGTCTCGCCGACTGGTACGAGGGTGCCTCGAAGGACTACGCAGCGAAGAACGAGGAGAACAAGCGATACCGAACCGAGTACGGCGGGCTGGAAGGCGAGGGAACTCCCCCCGCGGCAGAGCCGGGCCTCACTCGGGAAGAGCACGACCGGCTCATGAACGAGTCGCTCGATATCCATAGCCGGCAGTCGATTCAGTTCGCTGATCTTCTGACGGACCTGAAGATGGAGCACCGCGATCAGTTCAGCGAGAGGCTGGACACCAAGGCGCTCTTCGATCACCAGTCGAAGACCAAGATGCCGCTCGACGTGGCATACAAGGACTTCATCTCCGAGCGAGTGGGCGAGGCCCAGGCGGAGAAGCAGGCACAGTTGGTCGCAGCGGCAAAGGCTGAGGGCATCCTGGAAGGGAAGTCACAGCGAGACCTGCCGGTTCGGCCTGATAACAATCCCGTCATGCGGGCATTGGACAAACCAAACGACCGCGGCGAGACCGGGGGCGAGGCTGCAGCAGCGGCTTGGCGCCAGGCACAGTCCGCGTAACCCATAGGAGACGGATGCAATGGCATTCCTCGACGAGCTGAATACATTCACCAAGCGCCACATCGTTGGCGGCGTGGTGGACAACGTGTTCAAGAACGACCCAGTCCTGGCCATGATCAAGGCCAACCGTTCGGTGAAGTTCACCGGCGGAACACTCATCCAGGAGAACTTCCTGTATGCTCCCATGAGCGGCGGCAGCTATGCGAAGGGTGATTCCTTCGATATCAGTCGGCGTCAGACCTCCACCGGTGCGAGCTTCGACCCGAAGCACTATCAGGTGAACGTCACGGAGTTCAAGGAAGACATCCAGATCTTCAACAAGGGTGAGAACGCGGTGTTCCGACAGGTCGACAACGACCTCCAGAACGCAGCCCTGACGATGAGCGCCATCCTGGCCATCGCCATGTACAACGAGGGGCAGACCGCGGCCCGCGTCAACGAGCTGAACGGCCTCGCCGAGCAGCTGAACGACGGCACCGTCAACAGCTACACCGGGGCCGCGTATACGACCTACGGCACGCTGACCCGGGGCGGCACCATCGGAACGGCCCTGAACAGCCCGATGACTGGTCCCGCCGCGTCTGTGGGTGGTGCGATCACCTACAAGATCCTCGAGGAAGCGTACAACAGCTGCGTGATCGGGGCCGAGCACCCGGACACGATGTGCACCACCAACCTGGGATACTCCTACATCAAGGAGAAGTTCCAGCCGCAGTGGCGCGTTGAGTCCCAGGACCCGAAGATCGGCTTCAACAGCCTCGTCTTCAACGCCGCACGCATCCACCAGTCGCAGTACGCGCCTGGAACACAGGGTGTGAACGACGCCGACCTGGGGAACTACCTTGCCGCGGCCGGCGAGACGCTGTTCTACCTCAACACCAAGTACCTTCGTCTCTGGGTGACTGATGACTCCGAATTCGGTTTCGGGTTCACAGGCTTCAAGCCGGCGCAGGACAACACGCAGGTTGCCGGTCAGTACCTCGCAACCCTCAACATGACCAATCAGGCGCCGCGTCTGATGCGTCACCTGTACGCCATCACCGGCTAATCCCGGAAGGAGCAAATTCATGGCAAGCGGACGAAGCAGTACCCAGACGGTCTTTCGAGGGCGGACTGGTAATTTTGGCACAATGATCGAGCCGGTCAGCGGGAATAACGTTCTCGCCGGGCAGCTGGGCATGCGTGTCGAGTCTGGTGGGAAGTGGTGGAGGCTCGTTCGCCTCGACTACGACGGTGGAACGGTTGATGGCATCGATGGTGGGCTCGCCTACTACAGCGATGAGTCGGCGTTCACCGTGACCTTCGACGCCTCGGCGGGTGAGGCCCTCGCGGCTTCTCTGGCTGGCGGGGTGCATCAGGCGGTCGATGTCTCGGCGCTGACTGAGGACCAGTACTTGTGGGTCCAGGTCGGTGGCGAGCAGCTGGCGGTTGTCATCGCGGCTTCGGCCGTGGCGAGCGACGTAGCCTCCGGGCACGCGTCGACCGACAATGTGGCCACGCGCACTGCTGGCGGTACGGCTGCCGTCAATGCGCCAAACGGTGCGGTTCTGTCCACCCGAGGGACCACGACTTCCGACGAGGGGGCATCCGTGTCCAACTCTTCGACGGTCCGCTGGAACCTGGGCACCTTCATCGGTGTCGCATAAGGAGGCCTGATGCCTGTAACAGCGTCACTAACCGGTGACTGGCTGACGTCGCTTGGCAACAAGCAGATGACGCACGGAACGGTCACAATGGACTCGTCATACGCCACGGGTGGGGAGGCTGTCACAGCTGCCCAACTCGGGCTGGGCTCGATTGAAACCTTGGTGCTCAACCAAGCGGAGGACGGCTATGTCTTCCACTGGGATGCGTCCGCGGAAACAATCATAGCTTACTACGCCGATTACGACGCCGTCGCTGACGGTGCGCTCATCGAGGTGGCTTCGACCACCGACCTGAGTAGCGTTGTGATCGAGTTTGTCGCCACGGGGCGATAAGGGGAGTCGGTGGCAGACACCTTCTCCTCGATGTATCGGGGGCTGAGACTATGGGCACCGGATGTGCCTATATTCTTGGCCCAGCAGTTGATTCGTGATCGCTACCGGCGTGCCTCTGAGCACCACCTGTGGTCGGACCTTCGGGGCGAGGACGAGTTCATTCTCAACGTCGCCAAGACCGGTGGGACCGTTACCATGACGCGGGACTCAGCGGCCGTGACCGGTAGCGGCACGAATTTCCAGTCGACAGATGTCGGCCGGCAGTTCTACATCGGCAACAGGGCACCGCTGTATTCGATCAGCGCTGTTGCTTCAACCACAGCTCTCACACTGGACCGGGTGTTCGGTGACGAAACGGATGGCGCGGGACTGTCCTACTCCATCCTCGATGCTTACGTAACGTGTCCGACCGACTTCGGCTGGTTC